GTGCTCGGAGTTCATGGCGAACGCCGACACATCCGGCAGTAAGAACGCGATTCAGGCACTCGGCTCGGCCGTCTCCTACGGTCGGCGCTACACCACGCGCGATCTGTTGAACATCGCCAGCAAGGATGAGGACGACGACGGCTATAAGGCGGGCAAGGCTGTGGCGCCGGAGCCGCCCAAGGGCTACGCCGAGTGGTTGGAAGGGCTGGAGGATGTCGCGCTAGAAGGGCTGGCGCGGCTGCAGGTGACGTTTCAGCAGTCGAATCGGACGTTCCGCGAATACCTGACGAAGCATGACACGGCGAAGCATATCGCGCTGAAAGCCGCAGCCGCGAAGGTGACGCCGACGGTGCAGTCGTGAGGATCATCCAATGCGAGCAACGCTCGCCGGAGTGGTACGCCGCGCGGCTCGGGCGGCTCACCGGTTCGCGCGTGGCGGAAGCCTTCGCCAAGCTCAAATCCGGCGGGGAAGCCGCTGGCCGGCGCAACACGCGGGTGCAGTTGGTGCTCGAACGCCTCACCGGCCAGGCGCAAGAAAACGGCTATCACTCGCCCGACATGGATCGCGGCCTCGAACTGGAAGCCGAAGCCTGCCGCGCCTACGAAGCCGAGACGGGCATTCTCGTGGAGTCGGTCGGCTTCGTCGCGCATGACGAGCTGATGGCGGGCTGTTCGCCGGACGGCCTGACGCTCGACGGCGGGATCGAAATGAAGTGCCCGAAGGCGGCGACACACCTCGACTATCTGCGCGGTGGACTGCCGAACGAGTACTTCCTGCAATCCGTGCATGGCCTCTGGCTCACGGGCCGCGCCTGGTGGGATTTCGTCTCCTACCATCCGACCTTTCCCGAATCGCTCCGGCTCAAGATCGCGCGCATTCACGCGAAAGACGTCGATCTCGCCGCGCACGAACTCGGCGTGCGGCTGTTCCTCGATGAAGTCGAAAAGGAAGTCCTGTCCCTCGGTGCGCTCGCGGCAGTGCCAGCGTGACGCAGTTCTCCGTTCTCTGCACCGTCGTCGGCGGGAAGTTGAAGCTGTTCGATCGGGATGGCTTCGACGCCGAACTAAAGCAGTTTATGGACGGCGAAGAGCTCGAACTGCATCTCGAATCGGTCGGGTTGAAATACACGCGGGCGCAAGAGAAATTCTTCCACGGGCCGGTCTTGAAAGCCTTTCAGGCGCTTGGCTATCACAAGCAAGAAGCCAAGGACATGCTGGCGCTGATGTTCATCCCGCGAGAAGTGCGGCAGATGGACGGCACGATCGCGATCGTGCCAGGGCACACTTCAGCCCTCACTAAGAAGGAATACGCCGAGTTTCTCGATCAGTGCGTCCAGCTCGCCGCTGAAGAAAACCTATATATCGAAGACGCCGATAAGTGGCGCGCGCAGCACGACCAGGTCGCGTCATGAGCCTGGACGATCTCTGTACCTTGGCAAACCGGCCGACGCCGAATCTCCAAAAGGGGCCGACGCGCCTGGATGCCGCCGAAGCCGATCGCAAGGCGGACGAGAAGGCCCTCGAAGCGTGGAAGAAGGGCGTCCGTGCCAGAGACGGGAAGCGCTGCCGCTGCTGTGCTCGGAAAGTCGTCGTCACGCTGAAGCTGCAAGCGAGTCGGGCGGAGTGCCACCACGTGACCGGCCGGGCGCACAAGCCAACGCGCTACGACATTCGGAACGGGCTGCAGCTCTGCGCGACGTGTCATCAACGGATTGAGCATAACGAAATCCTGATCAAGAGCACGCAGATGTTCATGATCGGGAACAGAGAATACCTCGACATGACGGACCCGAAAGCCGTCACGTTTCCGGAGGCCGCGTGATCTGGCGCTTCGTCCTGTGGATCAATCGGGTGAACGATGCCTAAGACGCCCCGGCAAGTGCGGACATTACGCGGTGGTGAAGTTGTCCCTAATGAGACGCCAATGCTTCAGCAACACCAGGGATATATCGTCCACCGATGGAAGGTTGGTAATTGTAGCTACGTCCAGGTGCTCGCGCATCGCGTGTGTGATGGCGTGGTTGTTCCAGAAGGCACCCATGCTCATCATCGCAATCATCTGAGAAATGACAACCGTCCAGAGAATCTGGAGTATTTGTCGTCACAACTCGAACACAGCACGCGCCACCTGAGAATCGACATCGTAGAAGCGATCAGTCTCTATAAGCAGGGTTGGTCGTTCCACATGCTTTCGAAGCATTACGGCATTACAAGTGCGAATATTAAATCGGCTTTCAAACATCGTGGAGTGCAGAGTCGAACACAGAAAGAAGCCTGGATACATCGGAGGGGTAGGCAGTTCACTGCTAAAGGTGCAACGTGCTTGTGAGGTTTCTCCTATTCCTTAATCGGCTCTGGTATCGCTATCGAGATGCCTGCTTGCCCCACGTGAAAATTCGGGACGATTGGGGCTACTCACGAGATGGAGATCGGCCATGAGCGCACAACCAGCCCTCCCGTTTCAAGGGCGCTCTCCGCAGGCTCGGCATGCGAGTTGGACAGGCGCACAGACCGCGCAGCCTCGCGCGGGATCGCAGTGTGGGCGGATTCTGAATGCACTCGGGAATGGGGCGTTGACGCGTCACGAGCTTGCGCGAGAGACCGGGTTGCCAGTGACGACGATTTGCGCCCGGCTGGCGGTGCTGCTGCAACAGGGGCGGATTCAGGAAGCGGGCCTGACGCGTGGACCGTTTGGCGCGCAGAACATCACGTATCGGCGGCGTTTATGACGACCTTAGAGCTCGCTGAACAAATCACACGAGCGGTGCTCAAAGGCATCGACTGCGATGAGATCGCGCTCGCGCCGCACGATGAATATTTCGACGGCTCCACCGACACCCCAGCGCAGTCGGTGCTGAACGTCTTGCACGAGACCGGGCACTGGTTCTGTTCGGTGCAGGAGACGCCGCAGGAAACCGTCTTGGACCAGTTGCCGCAATTGCCGTTTGATTCGTAGGCTGGCGTGGGGTTCATTCGGCTCAGTGATGACTACAACGATCACCCGAAATTTGACTGGCTCTGCGACGGGGCTTTCCGGCTCTGGCATCAAGGGATGGGCTTCTGCCGGAAGTACCAGACGGATGGCCTTATTCCCATCAACTCACTCCGGAAACTCAAGGCGTATAGCCCGAAGCGTATGCAAAAACTTCTAACACCGTGGCAGGCGGGCGCGAACCCGCTCTGGACGGAGATGCCCGGCCGGGGCGTGCAAGTGCATGACTACCTCGAGTGGAATCTCTCGAAAGCCGAAGCGCAAGAGGATCGCGACGCGGCGAAGCTTCGCATGCGCCGCCTTCGTGGCGTGAGTTCTCCCGTTCGTTCGGCCGAACATCACACCGAACATTCACCGAAGTTCCGGGAAGGGAAGGGATCGGATCTTCCGATTAAAGAAAAAGATCGCGCGGAATCGATCGAACAGCAAGCCGGACGATTTTGCGAGCGCTTCTGCGAACTCTACGCCGAACACCGCAAGGGCGCGCATTACCACCTCAAGCCAAGTCTTGACTGGTCAAGGGTTTGCGACCTCTTGCGCACGTGGGAGTTTGTGCGGCTGGAGAAACTCGCTGTGGTGCTGTTGACCAGCGACGAAGAGTGGATTTCCCGCACGGATCGGGGCATTGGCGTCTTTGCGGCCAAGGCGAGTTGGTGCGATGACCGCCTACGGGAGTGGGAAGACGAGCACGGGGTGACGGTATGACCCTCGAATCAGCCCTGCAAGAACTCAGTGCCGCGCATGGTCCTAAGGCCCTCACGACGGCGTTCAACCGCCTCCGTGGGCAGGTCTCGGCGTCACGGCGACAGGCGTCTCGGCGCCTCGGAGCCCTCGCCGAAACATTCATCGAGGCGATGCGGATTTGGGACGCGCAGAAGGCCGACGGCGTCTCGAAAGCGGATCGTGTCACCGGGCTGGCGAAGAGCCTTGAGGCCGCCTGGCCGAAGGGCCGGGACACGACGTGGAAGTATCTTTGTGATCATTGCCACGACTACGGCCTCGAGATCCTGACCTGTCCCGGGGATGCGACGTGCGGACGGTCGAAGCCACACCAGGCGCACGAGTGGGGCAATCCGTGTTGGTGCTCGAAAGGCCAGCGGTTTAAAGTGCCAGCCAAGCCAAGCGCCGAGAACTTTTCGGCGGCCGGGAAGACACCGAAGCGCAGCGCGTTCGCCAGGATCGGTCGATGAGGCGGCGGGGGGGATCGCCGGGGCGCCCCGCATGAGCAGCGAGTTCTGGGAACCGGACGATCTTGAGTGGGAAGACGATGACGACCCAGACGATCTCGCGCCAGAGTGCCCTGAGTGCAAGTGTGATCTGGAGTCGGAGCAGCACGCGTGGGACTGCAGTTATGGCGACGATGAAGCGGAAGACGAGGATCCTGCGGGATGAGCGTCCGGCCGCGCCAGCAGGCATCTCGTGGGTAAGTTCACCGTGCATCGGCTCGACGCGAATCATCACGCGATTTGTGACGCCTTGCGGAAGGTGGGCGCGACGGTGAACGAGAAGGGGCCGCTGGACGTGCTGGTGGGCTTCAGGGGCGCGAATTACTTACTGGAGGTTAAGACCGCGCGGGGCCAGCTCCGACCCACGCAGAAGGCGTTTCTGGCCGGTTGGAAGGGGCAAGCGTGCGTTGTGCGGACGGTCGAGGACGCGTTGGCGGCGATAGGAGTCAAGTAATGGGGCAGTCCGGCAAAGTCATTGATGCGTTTTGGGCGGCGGGCGCCTCGCTGGTCACGATGAACTGTCCGGTGTGTGGGCTGGACTACGCCCTCACGCAAGACTTTTATGGGTTGATGAAAATGGGGGCCGGGCGGGAATGGTCCTGTCCGAATGGGCACTCGCTGCACTTTCCCGAAACGGAGACGGCGGCCCAGAAGGAATTACGGGCGGCGCAGCACCGTGCCGAGCGAGCTGAGGCGGACGCGACACAGCAGCGAGAGGCGCGCCAGTGGGCGGAATCCCGTGCGAAGGGCGCGAACATCGCCGCCGGCATCGCGAAGGCCGCGAAGAATCGCCTGCTGCATCGTGTCGCATGCGGCGTCTGCCCGCACTGTCAGCGCACCTTTCAGCAACTCGCGCGGCACATGAAAACAAAACACGGGCAGTAGGGGCGTTCACCGCGAGGGGAGAGCCGAACAGTTGAAAGCTGAACAGGCAGTGGGGGAGGCCGATCCGAGGCGCCACGCCCTGCCCAAAATCGTTGAGGTGAGGTGGTCAGCATGTGCGGAAAAGTAGCCCGGCGCTTTCAGATCTGGACGTTGAGCGATGGGACGCGGATTCGGATTGCTATCCCGAGACGCGGCCGCCCGCCGCTTTACGTCGACAGCGGCGCACGTTTCCGAACTCGGCGGAGACGGGTTGGACAGGTCCGTTTGTGGGAGACGCGAGCTGGCGCTGCGACTTTGCGGGCGGGGAGTGCTACGTGATTCTGTGGACGTTCTATCCGTGGAAACGGCAGGATTTATGAACGAACGAACGAACGAACGAACGAACGAACGAACGAGGCGCCGCTAGTGCCGTGCGAGGTTCCCGACTGTCCGGCGATTCCCGAACACGGCAAGGCGCTCTGTGCGCTCCATCGACTCGCGCGGCTGGCGAAAGCGCTCAATATTGCGCGACAGGCGAGCGGTAAGGGCGGGCAGCGGTGTCTGACGTGTCGCCGCTACTTCAAGGCGCTCGATTGGGTGCTGCGTGAGCCTGTCCGGCGCGACGAGAAACGCAAAGGAAAGACGATGCGGCCGGGTGATCCCTACGGGTATTCGCACGTGCAGTGCGAGCCGCCGACGGCGCGTCTCTCGAAACGGAAGATACGCGAGGAAGAGAAGCCGCTCTTTCCTTCGACGGTCTGAATCTGGGTTGCGGTAAGGCATAACGGTGGGGCGACATCAACGTACGCTTCGCGCGCATAAGGATTTTCTTATGAATTTAACAGTTGGGGAGCGATGACGCCCTCGGGCGCGCCCGTGACGGTTGAGGACATGGACGCGGTGAGGGCGTGATCCCATGACGACTATGAAGACCAAACTACGCATTGCCGCGCATCCCTTGCAGGTCGCGATTGCCGAACTGGTGGCGAATCGGGGGATTGATGATCTGTCGCTGCGTGCCATCGGGCAGCAGGTCGGGCCGGAGGTCAGCCCTCAACAGATCAAGCATCACCTGCAACAACTCGTGCGGTATGGCTTTCTCGATATTGTCAGCGGCAAGTACCGCCTTGGGAAGGCGTTAAGGGAACAGCGATGACTAACCAGCCCTCGGGCGCGGCGTGGATCGACAAGCTCAAGAAGCACTATTTCGCGGAAACGATTGAGGGTATGTACGTGGTCCCACCGTACCCCAACCGACTGTTTGAAGTCTTCGTGAAGCTGGCGGACGTCCTGGCGGCGTGGCCCCACCCGCAGGAGCAGGACGTGATTGTGAAAATGATTGAACGGCTTTAGCAGGAAATTCCGCTGCACCGGAAAGCCCAACTGATGCAGGAAGGGTTTTCACTTGATCCGGCGTTGGCGGCGCTCCCCGGCGAGGCGTGGCAGCCCATCGAGACATTCTCCGTGAGCCGTCGTAACGAGCCCTTGTTCTTCTGGATCGTGCCGAAGGCGCCAGAGGAAGCCTACGTGAACACGTCTGGCGATCCGATCTTCGGGACGTTTCCGCCGCGTCTGCACATGGGCAAGTTCGGCACGTGGTCATCACTAGCGAAGGCCACGCACTGGCGCGAGATGCCAGCCCCTCCGGCTGCGGCCTCCGGGGTGCCCGAGGAATCGAAGTGAAATATCTCGACGCGTCCGCCGAAATCAGCGCGTGCGGGCGGTATCGCTACTGGCTGTCCCGGCGCTTGTCGATGGGCGAACGCACGGTGCTGTTCGTCGGTCTGAATCCCTCAACAGCCGACGCCACACAGGATGACCCCACGATTCGGCGGTGCGTGGGCTTCGCACGCGATTGGGGCTTCGACTGGCTGCTGATGGGCAATCTGTATGCGTGGCGCTCGACCGACCCGAAAGTGCTGCTGCATTTGAACCATCTCGAAGCGGTCGGGCCGGACAATCAGAGCGCCCTCAAATGGCTGTCGCAGAAGGCGGAACTCGTCGTGGCCGCGTGGGGCAGGAATAAATTGAACGACTACGCGACGGCCCTCGGCGCCAGAATACTGGCACTCCCGCAGACGCGCACGCTCGGCACGAATCAGGACGGCACGCCGAAGCATCCCCTGTATCTGCCGAAAACGTCAGCCCTGCTTGCCGTCACCCCTTCTGCGGGAGCCGCGCCCACGCCCGACCAGGAGCCACGATGACTGAGATACCGAAAGGCAATTACGACGCGCCTGCTCCCTGTTGGCTGCCAATTGTGGACCCTGACGGGAAGCAGATGAAGCCCATCATCAAATGTCAGTGCGGCGAACTTTGCGGCATCGGCCTGCACCACGTCCACGCAGACGGGACCGTTACTGAGTCCTTTCTACATCAGGGCACGCATAAGTTCACGGACGGGCGCGAAGAGTCGTTTGGCTGCGGGTGGCACGTTCACCTGAAACTGCTCGACTACGACTGCGGCGATTTTCCGCCGGTGGTTCGAGCGGCCCTGCGCTCGCCCGGAGAGGAGACCCTATGAAGAAACCGACGCGCAAGCAACTCGAAGCGGCCTTAGAGGAAATCGCGACCTATATCCTGCCCGTCTACACGATGCCCGCCTATCCGATGGATGCAGGCGGGAAATTCGTGAAGCTCGAACACGCGGAGCACCTGCGCACGGTGGCGAAGGAAGCCTTACACCCGGCTGCTCCCGTCTCGGAGACGACGCATGAGTGACCGCCTGTGGGTGTTGATCGCCGTCTCGCTGTTCACGATCGGCTGCGCGGCAAAGCTCCCGCCACATGTCTGGCTGCCGGTTCACAACGTCATTGGCGTCGATGTGTTCTGGTGGACGGATACCCAACAGTGCTCGCTTCGCGTGATTCACGAACTCGGGCCGGATGATGTTCGCAGCATTGAGCTAGTAGTCGATAAGTCGCTGTGTTATGAGATGTTGCGCGGCGAAGGATATGCCGTGCCGAAGGAGCCAACACCATGAGTGACGAGTTACGCACCATCATCGCCCATCCCTTTTTCGCGCTCGCCAGAGAGTTCGGTTGGAATGATCGACAACTTCAAGCCGCGAAGAAACTGATCGATGTCACCGTGATCCGTGTGCAAGAGTTACAAGCCAAACCGTTGCCGCCCGCTGATCCGCAGGCGCGATCATGAGCGACCATCCCGGTAAGCCAACAGACGACGAACAGGATGCAGCGGCAGAATCCTTCTACGCACCTCCTCTCGCGCCTGACGCCGGAGCCGACCCGCAGGGATTTGCTGGTTTACCGGAGCGCCTTCAGCCATCGAATCTGCCACACGTGGCCGACGCCGGAGCCGAGGAGCCGCGCGATTATCCCGGCTACAAACGCGAGAAGGCGCTACGCATCAAAGCTGAGGCGGAGGTCGCGCAGCTCCGCGTCGTCCAAGCGCAAGACCGTGAGGAAATCTGGAAGCACCTCGGCACGATTAGCAGTCTTGAACACGAACGTGACGCCCTCCGCGCCGCCCTCGACGGCCTGATCCAGCAGTGGACGAAGGAAATTCAGGGACATACCGACCTTGCGAGCGGCATGCAACGTTTGTGCATCGCCGATCTTGCCGCCCTCTGCGCCGCGCACGGGATCCCCCAGGAGCCACCCGCGTGACGCCCGATCGGCTCGTGAGTGTCTCCACCGTCGCGCGCTGTCTGAACGTCCACGCCGAAACGGTGCGCGGCTGGATCCGCCGCGGGAGGCTGGACGCCATTCGCACCCCGGCGGGCGTCTATCGCATTCGTCAATCGATCCTCGACGCGCTGCTCACGCAAATAAAGTCGCAGAAGTCGCAGAAGTCCCAATCCCTCTCGCCCTAAACGACCGCGCGACGCCCCATACTCAACGGAGTCACGACTGAAATAAGTCGGAGTAGGTCAAGGGGCGTGCCATGCGTGCATTGATTGCGGTTCTCGCGCTGCTTCTCCTGCCGGCGACGAGCGTGGCCCAAACCCCGACACCGGTCACGGCGACGTCGCTGGTGTCGTTTGCGGCCTCGGCGAACCATGCGACGACGGACCGCTATGACCTCGAGATCGTTGCCAACAACGGGCTCGGGCCGATCTTCCTCACCAAGTCCCTCGGGAAACCCACCCCCACCGCGGCGAACGATATTGTTCTCACGGTGCCCGAGCTGGGGACACTCGTGGCCGGCATGACGTATCGGGCCACGGTGATTGCGGTGAATACGGCGGGTAGCGGGCGGTCTGCCTTTTCGAACCCTTTTGTCAAGGCACCGACGCTGATGCCGCCGGCACCGCCCGGCACACCGCGTGTGGGTACCCCCTAAGTTGGTGGAAGAAATTCTTGCGATGGCTGGGGTTCTAGCGCGTCGCGCGCTGGTGCTGGTGCTGGCGTCGGGGTGGCCCCAGTTCGTGGCGCCGGCTGCGCCGCAACGCGTGGTTATTCGCAATAGCAACGATGTGCCGGCGGGGGGCGTGGCGTGTACGGCCGTCACGATGTCCGAGATTCCCGATCTGAGCGGCGCGGTCACGAAAACCGCCGCCGTGTCTGGGAACTGGAGCAGTGGGGCGACGTGGAGCGGCGGCGTCGTGCCTGGGGCCAGTGACCGGGTGTGCATTGCGACAGGCCTCACGGTCACCTACGACGTGGACAGCACCACGACGATTCCCTATCTCGGCGTGCATGGGGCGTTGCAATTCTCCGAAGCGGTCGCCCGGCGCATCCGGGTCGGGACACTGCAAGTCTTTTCGGACGGCGCGTTGCGCATCGGGAGCACGGCCGATCCCTTCTGTGGCGTGACGGCGGATGTCGAATTCAACGGCGCGCCGGATACCTCCGCGGACCCCAAGCAATTCGGGATCGGGCTGTTGGTCGATGGCGAACTCACGGTGAACGGGTGCGTGAAAACCCCGTTCGTGCGGTTGGCGGAAGAAGTCAGCGCGGCGGAAACGGTCTTGGATCTCGCCTCGACGCCCTCCGGCTGGAATAACACGGATGAGTACGCGTTCCCTGATTCGCGGTTCCGCAGTCCGTTTGCGTCCGGGGCGGATGGGACCGACCACAACAATAACGGCGTCGGATTCGTTACCGAGAACGAACGCAAGGCCGGTAGCACGATCAGCGGCACGACCTTGACGTTAGCCGCCGGGGCGACGTATGCCCATCCTGGCGGGTATACGGCCACTGGCACCCTAGAAATCTTGCCGCATGTCGCGAACCTCACGCGCTCGGTGCAGTTCTCCACCCTCGCCGGCAGTACGGCGCGCGGGCACAGCATGTTTCATCATATGGCCACGGTGGATGTCCGGTACGCCTCGTTCATCAACATGGGCCGGACCACGACACTGGATCTGGATTGCGTCCAGTTCACCACAGGCGTGCTGACCGACGATAGCGATTGCGTGGAAGGGACCGGCGCGAAAACCCACGACGGGACGAACCAGAAGGGCCGTTATCCGATCCATTTCCATAAATTCATGGGACCGGCGAACGCGAGCGACGTGGGGTTTCAAGCGACGTTTCTCGGGAACGTGATCGACATGCCGCTCAAGTGGCCGCTGACGATTCACGACAGCTCGTACCTGCACATCAAAGACAACGTCATTTTCAATACCACGAACGCCACGGGCGCCGGGATCATGTCGGAAGAGGGGTACGAGTTCTATAACATGCTCGACGGCAATCTGGTCATCGGGGCGCGCGGACAAACCTACGACGGATCGGGCACGCTACTGGCGGGCTGTGCGAATAACTGCTCCGATCCGAGAGAACAGGGCGGGCGGGAAGGCGCCTGTGTCTACTTCCGGAGCTTCTATAACTATTTCCGCAACAACGTGTGTGCGGGCGCGTATGGCGATACGCAGCAGATTGCGAACTCGGTCGGGTATAAGTTCGGCAACAGCACGACGCTGACGCACGGCGGCGCCGTCAACAGCACTGGCACGGATCGGACGGTGAGCCGCCCGGATTTTCGGGGCGCGGACGTCACCAACGCGGCCGAATCGACGGATGTCATCATCAGCGCCCTGCCGATTCTAGAATTCTCGTACAACGAAGCGTACGGCGCAATGAGCGATGGGATGACCTCGTGGTTTCACCAGAGCGATTCTACCGGTCCTCCGGATGGCGCGCGCGGGACGCAGTGGAGCATCGTGGATCATTTCACGACGTGGAACATTAATGAGTATGGGTTCTTCGCGTATCCGTTGGCCCGGTATCGATTTGATCACTACAAGGTCCGGGGGCCGTACAACAGTCTGGGGCGAGGGTATCTCGCCGGGTTCGTCAATGGAGATTACGCCACGAACGATGTGATCTTCTATCAGCCGGACATCCAAAACGTGGCGGCGTGCCTCGCGAATTCGGTCGCGGCGAGTGGCCGATGGGAAGTCAATAATCTTCTCTGTCGGGGGGACATCGGCGTGCAGCGCATGGGGTTCAGCGGGTTCACGAACGGGACCGAGCCGTGGACCCCGGCCACTTGGACCTTCGATGCCGTGGATTGGGCCGGGATTAGCGGGAACGCTGAAACCCTCGTCGCGATCAATGCCGCGTGTGGGGTTGGGTTGACCGACCGGGCGTTCCTCTTCGAGTGGAACTACGGCGGCGCGGCGGTGGTCGGGCAAACCTCTGGGGCCTGCTTCCACGACAACGGCGAAGCAGCGGCGATCTCCACGACGTTGACCCGGAGCGGGGCGACGGTGACGGCGACCACCTCGAGCGCGCATAACTCCGTGACGAATCGCTGGCGCACGGTGCTCGGCGCGGTGCAGACGGAATACAACGGCACGTTTCAGATCACCGTCACCGACAGCACGCACTTTACCTATCAAGTGACGGGCACCCCAGCGACGCCGGCGACGGGGACGATCGAGAGTTTCGACACGAACGATCGGCCGCATCTGTCCACCACCTACACGGCGCGGCACTACGGGGCGACCCCGCAGCAGTTCCGGATCTACTTCCCGCAGCAGGAAACCTACGCCGTGAACGGAGATGCCGCGCTGGGCTCGTGTGATGACACCACCTATACCGAAATCTTCGGCTGTGTGGGGGCCATTACCAGCGATGCGCTGGCGTCCCTCCCGTTAGGCGCGGTCGGGAATTATATGTTCTCGGAAACCACGGGGGGATCGACGCCGAACCGGGTGACCGATGTGGACGCGCTGTCAAATCTCACGATCCACCATAGCGATTATTCCGTGAGCGGTGATGGGATTGATTTAAATCCGACCATCACGTTTACGCATAGCGCGGATTGGCCTGGCGAAGCGGAACCAGCGGGCACGTACCTCACGGCGACGAACTTTCCGAATACGTTTGCTGGCGGCGGGACAATCGGCATTCGGCTCAAGCTGGCGGCGAGTTATTACAGCGGCGTCGGGCAGGCGAGTTACATCGGGATTTTGGATGTGCGGCCGTATCCGGAAATCAACGAACTCTCGAACCCGCCCTATGGGATTGTCTTCTATCGCGGGGCGGCGAGTGCGCCCCTGCAGGTGCATGTCCGATCGGGGATGATCAACTACCCCGCGCTGAATGCCAACGTCGGCGATACGTTTGAGTCGAGCGAAATCACCGACCCCTCCGCTGCGTTCGTGAATCTCATGCTGGTCTGGACGCCGCTGACGGAAACGATTTACGCCAACGGGTCCGTTGTGGGGACGCTCACGCGTACGTCGATCAATCCGCCGACCATGACCAATTTCTACATGTTTGTGGGCGTGAATCCGTGGGCCGAGCATAGTGACGATCGCTCATTCTTTAAGGGCATCCTGCATCGCTTGGTGATCTATGACCACACGTTAACCGCGGCGGAACTCACGGCCCTGAATACGGCGTTGTCGGAGTAACTGTTATGCCACTACTCACAGGGCTCGTCTCGCATTGGAAGCTCAACGAAGCCGCCGGCAACAGCCGCGCCGATAGTCACGGGAGTAATACGCTCTCGGAGTCGGCCGCGACCGTGGGTTCAGCCACCGGGAAAATTGGCGATGCGGCGGCCTTCGATTATGAGGTCTCAGGCCGGCATCTGGTCCGGACGAACCCCGCGAGCCTCAAGCCCGGTGACACGGATTTCACCATCGCGCTGTGGGTCCGGATCTCGGTGACCCCCAGTACGATTGGGGATGGCACGGTGATGAGTGTCATCAATAAAGCGGGCGGGACCGACGGCGAGTACAGCGCAGACTTTCACTCCAGCACAGATCGCTTCCGGTTCACGGCCTACGGGGCCTCGGGGTACACCTCGGGTGATGTCGTCGCGGCCAACAATTTTGGCGCTCCGCCGGATACGAATTTCCATCTCCTGATCGTCAAGCATGACTCCGTCAATAACCTCCTGATCATCAAAGTGGACAACGGGACCGCTGACACCACCGCGCATACGAGCGGGGTCTTTCAGTCGTCCGAGAATTTCCATATCGGGTCGTTGCCGGATTTCAGCCAAACCCATAAAGGCGAGATAGACTCCGTGAGTTATTGGAGCAAACTCACCTCCGACGCCGAAGACACGGAACTGTGGAACGGCGGCGCTGGGCTGGATTACGAGAGCTTTGGGGGCGGCGGGGGGGGGAATGACGCCAGGATCGTCTTCCGGAAAGCCTGACATGGATCTGACCACCCAGACGCGCGAGACCTACGCCCAGATGTGGGACGTCCCCGCGTATGCGGCGCACTCGCCCGGCGTGATGCTGTTGCCGATCTTCCTCGACATGACCCGCACGACCATGCGCGGGAGCGTGCTCGATGCCGGGTGTGGATCCGGACAGGGCGCGCTGGCGCTGCAGGCGGCTGGGTTTCCGGTGACGTGTTGCGACATCACGGATGCCGGGCTCACCCAGGAGGCCCGCGCGTTACCGTTCCATGAAGTCTGTCTCTGGGGGAATCTCAAGCGATCGGTCGGCTTCCACGAGTGGGTCTACTGCACCGATGTGCTCGAGCACGTCCCGCCCCAGTTCACGATGTTGGCGGTCTCGCGGCTGCTAGAGGTGGCCAGGCGTGGCGTGTTCCTCTCGGTGTGCCTGCAAGCCGACAACCTCGGCGTCTGGATCGGGGAATCGTTGCATCTGACGGTCGAATCGTTCACGTGGTGGCGCGATGCGCTACGGGAACTGGGCACGGTGGTTGAAGCGCGGGATCTGTTGCACTCGGGCGTGTTTCTCGTGGAGCCCGTTCGTGCTCAATGACGCCCTCGCGGTGACGGATGATCGCTTGTCCGTCTTTGACGGCGTCGAACTCTCTGGCAAAGTCAACGTCGATGATGACCAGTTGCTTGCCAATGTCCGATCGGCGATTCGGCGGCCCTATCCGCAGATCAAGCCGCAAGCCCTCCAGCACACACGGATCTGTCTCGTCGGCAGTGGGCCGTCGTTGGCCGACACGCTGCCCGAGTTGGTCGGTCTGCTCCATCAGGGCGCGAAGTTGGTCACGCTCAACGGCGCGTATCGGTGGGCGCTCGACCACTATCTCCATCCGGGGACGCAGATCGTGATGGATGCGCGGCCGGAGAATGCCCGCTTCCTCGAGCCGGCGATTCCGCGGTGTCGGTATGTGCTCGCCTCCCAGTGTGCTCCGGAAACCTGGGACGTGGTCGAGGGGCGCGATGTCTGGATGTTTCACGCGGCGACGGGTTCGAGCGGGCCGCTGAAGGATCTGCTCGACGCGCATTACTTGGGCCAGTGGTTCGGCGTCGGGGGCGGCACGACCGTGTTAACTCGCGCGATCAGTTTGCTGCGGACGGTGGGGTATGTGCGGTTTGACCTCTTTGGGGCGGATAGCTGCTGGCTGAAGGGACGCCATCACGCGTTCGATCAGCCGGAAAACGCCAAGGACAAATGGGTGTCGATGATGGTGGCCCCGACCGGCCATCCCGAGCTCACTAAGGTGTTCCGGTGTAGCGGGTGGATGGTGAAGCAGGCGGAAGACTTCCTGCAGCAGATTCGGATCAACGGGAGTCAGTTTGTCGTCACGGTTCACGGGGACGGGTTGCTTGCCTACATTCTGCAATCGAGTGCCGATTGCACGCTGATCGAAGCTGGCGATGGCTAATGCGGTCATCCAGGGCCCGCCGGCTTTCTACGTCTCGTGGGGGTGTCGGCGGTGTGGGCATACCGGCGGGTTGGCCAAGACGACGTTTCCGGTCAATCCGGACTGGACCGAACCGATGATGCGGGAACTCTTGACCTCGTTGCGGCGCAAGCTCGTCACCATTCACGCGCGGCAGGGCTGTTTCGCAAGTGTCGAGGATTTTGTGATTGGCCGTGGGAAACCCGCAGACGCAGAGATTGTGGGGTTGGTCTGATGGAAACGCAGTTCATCGTCCGGTTGCTCGACCAGGATCGCCACGTGCTCGGCTGGACGAAGATTCCGGCCGAAACCAAAGGGGACGGCGGCCTCTGGGCGAAGCAGCAATTCGTGGCCGAAGCGGATACCACGGGCATCGGGGTGGCCGTGTGCTTTCACTGGCCGGATCTGCATTGGTACGCGACGACGCCGCTCCCGAATCCGCAGCCGGTCGAGGCCGGCAAAGTGTTCACGATTGCGATCATGGGCGTGCCGATGCTGCGCGTGCCGAGTGAAGCCTTGCCCCTCCCCGGTGTCACGGTGAAGAACTCGGTGACGATCGGGATTGGGAGCGCGAAGCCGATCTAAATGGCGGATGTCTCGATCGACGCATCGGTCGTGGCGGTCACGGCGCGTGGCCTGCGCAGTGTCGTGTTCACGACGCGCGACATCGGCTATTGGTTCTACTTCGACGGGGATGGCGTCTTCGGCTATTCCAAAACCACGGACGGCGGCGCGACGTGGGGCGGACAGGTCAACGTGGATAGTTCGGCGGCGACGACCGGGATCGCGTTCGACGTGTGGTACGACCAGTGGACGCCCGGAGACACCGGGACCAAGATTCACTGCTGGTTCTTCGACGTCACGGCGGACGACATTCTGTACCGGTCGCTGGATACGAATGGCGACACGCTCGGCACGCAGGTCCTGGTCGCAAACAACAACACGGCCGTCGCGGGCCGGGGCTGTTTCGTGTCCGGGACCAAGACACGGAGCGGCTACCTCTACTGCGCGTTCGACGTCGATGCCGGAGCCGAGCGTGACTTCTTCAGGTCCACGGACAACGGCGCGTCGTGGGGCACGTCGCTGTCCTCCACGTTTGTGGAAGCCACGCTCGACCAGTGCCTCCTGTTCCCGGCCTCGAATACGGGTGACAACAACGACTGCTGGGCGGTCTACTACGACGCCAGTGCCACGGCGCTCACGCTGAAACTGTGGGACTCGAGCGCGGGGTCGGCGAGCGAGTCGGCCACGATCCAGACGCACACGGACGGCGCGACAGACCTGACCGGGCAGATGGGCTTCAGCGCCTCAGTCCGGCATAGCGACGGCCATCTGATTCTCGCGGCGGTGTCGCTACGCGACAACGCGTCCTCAGTGCATAACGTCTACGACATCACGGACACGGCGACGATCACGACCAAGGGCAACATCACCACCAACATCGACGATCACTATTACCCGCAAGTGTTCATCGACCAGGCGTCGAACACCCTCTACGTGGCCTACAACGGGAAACGCGACGGCTCCGAAGTGATGGACACGACGACGAAGGTCTACTACACCAAGTCCACCGACGGCGGGTCGAACTGGTCGGCCGGCGACACGGCGTATATGGAAGGGGCTGCGGGGGTCGTGCAACAAGTCTGGGCGCCGCTGATGGGCCCGCGCTTCTATGCGGGCTGGCGGGTCGGCACGACGCTGCTCGGCAACAAAGTCAACAGCGTCATCACGCCGCTGGCAATGGTCGTGGGCTCGCTGGTGTTTGCGGGGCAAGGGCCGAATCTGGCGTTCGCGACGGCGCTCGCCGCCGGGGTCGTCGCGTTCACCGGGCAGTCGGTCGGGGTGGCGTTTGCCGGCCCGGACGTGGGCGCGATCACTATCACGGGCCAGGCGCCGACGATCGTGGCGGGGGGAGGCACAACGATCGCCGTACCCGCGGGCAGTCTGGCGATCACCGGTCAGGGTCCAGCGTTCCAATTCATCATTGATCTGCCGACTGGTCCCATCACGTACACGGGATTGGCACCGACCGTCGGGGGCGCGGCCGCGCTTGCGGTTCCGGCGGGCGCGCTGAGTCTGACGGGCCAAACGGTCGCCTCGGCGTTCCTCGGGCCCGATGTCGGTGTCGTGACGTTCAGCGGCGCGGCCCCGACGGTCTCCGTCAGTGCGGCGACGACCATTGCCATTCCGGCCGGGGCGTTGACGTGGAGCGGGCAGACACCGCTGCTCGTCGGTGTGATGCCGCTCCCCGCGGGTCTGCTGACGCTGACGGGACAGGCGCCCACGGTGGCCACGAGCGGCAGTGTCGCGCTGCCGGAGGGCGGGCTCACGCTCATCGGCCGCGATGTCGGCATTGGGTTCGTGGGCCCCGATGTGGGGCTGCTGACATTTGCCGGGCTGGCGCCGACGGTGTCGATTGGGGCGGCCGGATCCTCGATTGCCGTCCCGGCCGGGGCGTTGACGTTCACCGGTCAGACGCCGACGCGGGTCGTCGCCGGGGGCAACATCGCGCTGCCCGCCGGATCGCTGACGTTGGCCGGTCAGTACTTTGCGATTGCGTTCTTCGACCCGGGGCCGGGGCAGGTGAACTATACCGGCCAGGCGCCGCAGCTGCTATTCGCGGACGCGGTGCCGGCCGGTCTGCTCACGTTCACGGGCCAGGTCCCCGGTGTGGCGATTCCCGGCAGCAACGTGACCATTGCGGTGCCGGCGGGGGCCCTGACGTTCGCGGGGACCGTGCCGAGTCTACAGGCGACGACGATCGCGCCCGTCGGCACGCTCACGTTCACCGGTCAGACCGCGGTGGTCGCGCTGGCCGATCCGCTGCCCGTGGGGGCACTGACCTATACCGGGCTCGCGGCGAGTCTTGCGACCGCGCTCGGACTCCCGGCCGGCGCGCTGACCTTCAGCGGGGTGGCGGGATCGATTGGCGGCGCCGTCGTCGCGGTGCCGGATGTCGGCGCCCTGACGCTGAGCGGGCAGCTGCCGCTCGTGGCGCTGGTGCTGCCGGTGCCGGTCGGATCGCTGACGATCGCCGGGCAGGTGGGCAGTCTGGCCGACACCCACAGCACGCCCATTCCCGCGGGTGCGCTGGTCTTCACCGGCACGGTCACGGCCGAAGCCGTGACGGTCGCACTCCAGGCGGGCACGTTGGTCTTCTCGAGTGAGCGGGCGAATGTTGGGTTTGGGGACGGGGCCGATCACGAGAGTATGCAGGCGCGTGGCCGGGGACGGGCGCGGTAATGCCGTACAAACGCGGCGAAGGCGGCCGGCCGAAAGGCGTGCGGAACAAGTCCAGTGCGGACATCACCGATCTGATTGATCAGCTCACGGGGCCGGGCGCCATCCGGTGTTTCGAAGAGCTGGCGCGGATTGCCTTCGGATCGGATAAGGATGTCCGGGCCCGGTTGTTGGCCAATCGGACGCTCATTGAATATCGGCACGGGCAACCCCGGAAACAAGTGGAACTCACCGGCGCCGAAGGCGGGCCGATTCAACACACGGTGAAATTCGTCAAGGTGAGCACGGCCGCATGAACACGCAGGCCACCGTGACGCTCTCTGATCCGGCCGCCCGCGTGCTCGAGGCGACCGAGCGCTTCGTCCTCCATGAAGGGGCGTTTCGCAGCTCGAAAACCTGGACGTGTCTGATCAAGTGGCGGATGCGCATCGAGGAATATCCCGGGATCAGTCTGGTCATGGCGCGGTGGAAAGAAGACGACCTCCACACGAAACTGGTGCCTGATTATCGCCACGTCTGCGATCTCATGGGCGTGCCCTATGGGAGTTGGAATGCGAGTGAATCGCATTATGCCTTTCCGAATGGCTCCAAACTCTACGCGATTCACCTCAAGTCCAGTGAACTTGCGTCGATGCACTCCAAGCCGCGCGGCTTCACCGTCGCCGGCATCTTTATCAGCCAGCTAGAGGAAGTGCCCAAGGACGTCGCCAAGGAATGGATGATCCGCTTGTCGCAGCCGGGGTATCCCAAGCAATTCCTCGCGGACGCGAACCCGGTGCATCACGGGCACTGGCTGGCCCACAAAGAGATGTTCCCCGACGACAACAGCCATCCCGATCACCTGTATGTGTCGGCCTCGATCTGGGACAACGCACACAACTTGGACGCCGCGGACATTCAGGCGGCGGAGCAGATGTATCCCGTGGGCCATCCGATGCGCGGGCCGAAGTTGGAAGGGATTCGCGGGGCGAACGTCGAAGGCGCCCCGGTCTATGCCGGCTGCTTTGATCCGTTGCAGCATGTCGCGAATGGGCTCCAGCCGTATCCATTGGTCGACGTGATCGCCGGCTGGGATTTTGGCGCGAAACATCCCGCGGTGGTCTTCGCGCAGTTTCTGCCGTGGGGCGCGCTCTGGCTGCTTGGCGGGATCATGGGCTCAGATGTGACCTTGGACGGGAAGGACGGGTTTGCGGAACACGTCCAGCAGACCGCCCGGGAGTGGTTCCCGCAGCATCGCCTCGTCCATTGTGGCGACCCGGCCGGCAGTCATCGCAACTCCCAAGGCGTCTCGGTCAACGCGGTCCGGGCGCTCGCGACATGCGGCGTGGCCTTGAAGACCCTCCCGGATAGCAACACCAACACCGTCCGGAAGGCCTGTGTCGAGACGCTGCAAGGTTACATGCTGCATTCCGTGCGGCGCTTCGTCCTGAGTGACGAGAACCCGAACGATTGGTTCGAGCGGACCACCGACGGGTCGAAAGTCCCCGTCCGGTACGCGCAACCGTTTGAACCCGCGTTCCTGCTCAATCCCCGGTTTGAGATGTGGAACCCCCGGAGTTCCGGATCGGTGCCCGTCCTGCTCGAGGCGTTCGCCGCTGGGTATATCTGGGACGACGATCACCGTCGGGTGAGTCAGACAGACGGCAATCTCCGCTTGCCGAAAAAGGATGGGTTCTTCGAGCATGTGATGAACGCGTCCGAGTACGTGATTCACAACTTCTATCAGCCGAAGCCGTCGGAAATTGCGCTGGCGAAGGCGTTTCGCACGACGGCCAAGGAAGCGTATCGACGGGATCACGATCTGCCGTCGAAGGCGGACCAGATCGCGCTCCGCAAGGCGCAGCAGGATCGCGATCCCGACGAACTCGACACGTGGCGGCATGGGCATCGGCGGCGCCGTGTCGGGCGCGTGCCGCATCGCGTGCGGCGAGGGGGCTACTGATGGCGGGTGCCGATCTGAAAGCGCGTCTTACCCGCTACGTGCAGGAACAGGAAGCCGCCCTCGCGACGCTGGAGGCGTCCTATCTGACCGAAAAGACGCGCCTGACGAGTCAGATCGCGGCGGCGAGGACGGCGGTCGCGGCGTGGGATCAGCGCGCGGATGCGTTGATCGATCTCCTCACGGCCGCGGGGATTCAGGTGGAGGCGCGATGAGCCGGGCGCCCTTTCATCGCACGCTCAACCCCGTCGTCTGGACGTTGGCGCGCCTGAATGGCCGCACCCTGGAACATCTCGGCGTCTTCTCGGGGGATCTGCGGGCAAAGGCGCAAGCGGTCGCGATCATCGCGAAGGAGGCGGGCCTGCATCATCTGCGGCTGGACGTCTGGACCCCGCTCCCCGATGGGGGCCAAGAAGTGGTCTTCGCGCAACCGACACACACCTGGCGGTTTCGCGTGCGTCCAGAATGTCTCGATGGAGAGGCGGGCTAAATGGCCAGAGCGAAATCTGAGGCGTTCGACGTCAAGCTGACCGCGGAAGAACGGGAGCAGCTCGCCAACGATCTGGTGCAAGACGTCGAGGACGCCTTCAACGCGCGGTCTGAGACGATTGACACCGGCGGCACGCTCGATCTTCTCGATTGGTTCTACGAACAAGGCCAGTCCGAGGCGCAGGATCGCCCGTTCCCCGGCGCGGCGGACCTGACGAGCCCGTTTATTACCGAATCCGTGGATGCCCTCCGCGCCCGGATGCTCCGGACCATCTTCGGCGTGGAACCGTTCTGTGTGGTCGATGGCTGGGGCCAGAGCGCGTCCCGGGCCCCGATTGTTGAAGCCTTTCACGAGTGGCAGATCCACGAAGAAGGTCTCCCCGCCGAACTCGCGAAAGTCGTGCATGGCGGGCTGCTCGAGGATTGCTTCATCTTGGAAGTGCGGGAGCGGATCGAAACGGTCCGGCGGACGGAAACGGTTGACGTCGCCCTGGAGTTGCACCCGGAGAGCGGCGGCCCGATCTTCAGTGAAGGCCCCGACAAGACGCTCACGCCCAAGCTGAAAATGGACGGCGACGAGCCGGTCCCGGCGCAGGACGGCGAGCCGTCGGCCAAGGTGGAACGGCGATACACCAAGACCCGTCGTCTCGGGCCGGAATACGACGTGATCTCCATGCGGGATTTCGTCTTCCTGCCGGGGCACGCGAAGCATCACCGGGAAGTCTTCGGGTACGCCAAGCGGTTCAAGATGCGCGTCCCGCTGCTGCAGGAACGGGCGCACGACGGCGTGTTTGACGAGGAGGCCGTGAAGTTGCTCGGGGAAGAATCCGACGTGGAGATGGACACCACGCCCTCGGCGCCGATCGTTGCGCCGCAGCGGGGCCCGTCTGCGGAAAAGGAACTCTACGAACTGTCGATCAAGCGCGATCTGGACGGGGACGGCCGCGAAGAATGGTACGTCGCGACGGTGGGGGCGAAGACCCGCTGCCTCCTGCGACTCAAGCTCGACACGTTCGTGCAAAAAGTCGGCAAGCCGCGCTGTGTGCCGTTTGTGTTCTTTCCCCGCCGGAATTCGGTCTACGGCTACATCTTCGCGGAGAAGCTGTTGACGATGGCCGAAGAACACACCGCCTTGCGGAACATGAAGGCCGATCGGCAGGCGCTCTGCACCAATGCCCCGATGACGGTGTTATCGACCGCGCTCTGGGATCCGGAACTCGAACCGTTCGGGATTGGCCGGAAGATCACCGTGCGCGATCACAACGAAATTCAACAGCTGGATATCAAGGATGTCCCCTCGAGTTGCGTTGAGCAGGAACAGATGTTGTTCATGCTCAAGGAACGCATTTCGGGGCTGTCCGATGTGGCCTCGGTCGGCACACAATCCCGGCAGTCGCGCACCTTGGGTCAGGACGAAATGGTCGCGCAAGCCTCCCATGTCCGCATTGAGGAACCGATCGCGCATCTGCGGACGGCGATTGCGACCGTAATGGAACTGCGGCACGCGATCTGGATCGATACCCTGGAAGCCGATCCCAAAGGCTTGGAAGCGCCCGCGGAAGTCGTCCAGGCGTTGCAGGCGCGCGGCGTGGCCGATTTCGATGGCCGGTTCACGGCCCAGATGCTCAAGGGCAAATTCCGGTTCAAGCCGTATGGCTCGGTGGAGACGGCCGATTCCGGGCGGCGGATGCAGTACTTCAACGAGAGTCTCGTGGCGATTGGGAATCTCTCGAAGATGTTCCCCGGCTTCATGCAGATGTTTCAGAATCCGGATGTGATGCGATCGGTCGCGGAAGAGTGGGCGCGCGTCTACAAGATCCGCAATCCCAGCGTGTTCCTCAAGGCGCTCATGGCGCCGCCGCCGCAGATGGGCCTGCCGCCCGCGGGCGGGATGGATCCGGGCGGGCCACAACCCGGCGTGGGGGCCCCGCCGCCCGATCTGCAAGCCCTCATGGCGTCGTTGATGCCGCCAGGAGCGCCCCGTGTCCAGTGATCGCGACGACGAGACACCCGCCCTCGGCGCACTGAAGGACTTGCTCCAGAGCGACGGCTGGCAGCTCTTTCAGGCCTGGGTCAGTGAGTCGTACGGGCCGGCGGGGTACGGGCGGCGCATGAATGCGGCGTTGGCGAAAGTGCCGCACGGTCCCGATCGCCCGTACGAAATCGCGCGGGTCGCGGAAGAGATTGACGCTACGGCACGCGCCGTCAACGAGATCATGGGCTGGCCGGCGCAGCAGATCAAAGCCTTGAGCCCAGAGGCGAAGAGTCGGCGCCCGTTTGCTGGTCTTCGGAGGGCGTGATGATGGACGTGAAAGTGTTAGGCGATCGCGTGCTCGTGGCTTTACCGCCCGAGGAAGACCACATCACGGCCAGTGGGATTCTGCTGGTGCGCGATCCTGACGTGCTGCGGACGCCGACGCGTGGGGTCGTGGTACAGCTCGGCATCAAGAGCGCGACCGTGGACCTGGATGAGGTCCTCGCCCTCCTTGCGCAGGTGTCGTCTGTCGACGGCGCGCTGACCGCGGTCGAAGTGACCGGCCTGCGACACGACCTAAAGCGGCTCGGGCCTGCAGCCTTCGACGTGGAGATGGGCGACTGCGTCATCTTCCCGCCGACAGTCGGCGATCAGTTTAAACGTGATGGCATTGACTACGTGATCTTACGAGAAGCCGAGATCCTCGGCGTGGTGGAACCCCTTCAGAAAGCGAGTGCTGCATGAGCGACGAGCAACCCGATCCGAACGCCGCACCCGACGACGACGCCGAAGTGGCCGAAGTCGCCTCCCTCGTCGTCGACGACGGCAAGGGGAACAAGATGGTCCCCTTGAGCGCCCTCGTCGGCGCCAAGAAGTCCGCGCGTGACCTCAACAAGCGTAACAAGGAACTGGAAGCCAGCGCCGCTGAATCCGCGCAACTGAAGGATCGGCTCGATAAAGCGCAGCCGTTCATTGATGCCCTCGTGACCGATCCGAAACTGCGCGCGGCGGCGATTCGGGTGGTCCAAGGCACGCACGCCTCACCGGGATCCACGGAACAACCCGACGATTCCGATGCCACCGCTGTCGCGGAAGGGTTCGGGTTCTACCTGTCTGACGGCGCCACGCTCGATGTCGCGCGGGCGAAGCGGGTGATGACTCGCATTGATGCCCGGACCCGCCGGCAGACGGATGCGGCCCTGCGTCCCTTAGCGGGGATCGTGGCTGGCTCACAAGCCGAACGGAACGTCCATCACGCCATGACCCTCACCGACGACAACGGCCGCCCCTACGCGACTCAGGAGAGCATTCGGGAGATTTCCTCGAAGCTCGACCCGGCGCTGTTGGCGAATCCAGATGTGATGGACATCGTGTTGAACAGCGCGATCGGGTTGGATGTGCGGAAAGGGCGGACCGTCGCCGTGCCGGATGAGCCGTTGTGGCAGGCCACGGCCGGAGGGCGTCGGCCGACCCAGCCCACGATCAGCCAGGAGACCAAAGCCTCGTTGGACAAGTTGGGCCTCACGGAGAAGGAATACGCGGCCTCCAGTAAACGCTTAGAGTCGAGCGGCGGTCGCGCGATCGTGCTCGGGAGAGACTAATGCCTGTCCAGACATCAGGACCCAAAAAGAAGCGCGCCCCAGCCGTCCCGATGGCCGATGCGGCGACCCTCGCGGCCCGGTTCAAGGATTTTCCCGCGATTGACATCCTCAGTCGCCGCATGGTGGATCCGAGCGACATTGGGTCGCTCCCCATTCTGCTCAAGGATGAAGACGCGAACGCCTGCGTCGATTCCGGGCATCAGTACAAGCTCCGCGACTCCGACACGACCTGTCGGTTCTGTCACAAGCCCGTGCGCCAGTGGTATGTCCGCTATTTCAATTTGGCGAAAGAAGGCCGCAACGCGGAGATGCGCGCCAAGGGCTATATCGCCGTCCAGTTGAACGAACTCAAGGACGCCGATGACGTCGCGGATCTGTTCCGCTCTGATAAGGATCAGTTCGTTCGCCGTGGGGACCGGGGGCAGGAGATTCTCGGCAAGCAGCCGTTGCTCTACCACCTCGAGATCAAACGGCGGCATAAAGCCCAGATGGACGTGCACATGGGCTCCGCGAAAGCCCGACGCGAAGATCGCGCCGAAGCGGCCGGCGAAGCCTTGGGCGATGAAGCCGGGCAGCGGATCTTCAACGGAGCGATCAAGGAAGAATACTTCCGGCGGCCGAAGACGACGCTCGGCGACGAAGCCGACGCCGTCGAAAATGACGACTAGCGCGCTTGACACAGCGTGAGAGTGGTCTAGGCTGACCCCATAGGTTCGTTGCGCGTCCTCAGCCGCGTTCGGGAGTCTGAGGCGGTCGCGGTCCCGATCTGATCGTTTCGTGCGGGTGCTTCAGCCGCTCCCTGAAGCCGTCAGCGGTGCGACGTGACGCATCGTGAAAGCCTCGCCCACCGGGCCATGTGTGGGTGTAGCACGCGCGGGGTCGGTTGAAGCCCGACGCGTGACATGCATTTCAACCTCCATCTCTATCCCTGTTTCTCGCCGTCGACTGACGGCGCGAGCTGGAGGCTTACATGGCCACGTTCGTACCCAGCGCGGGCAACATCATGCGGCCCTATGGCCGCTGCCGCATCAAGCACTATCCCGAAGCCGCGTCCCAAACCTTTAAACGCGGCTACCCGGTCATTATGGATGCCGCCTCGACCGAAAACCGCATCAAAGTCGCGGCCGACAATCCCACGGCGGCGATCGTCGGGATCGCCGCGGCGGATGCCACGGGCGTGACGGGCGCGATGTGTCCTGTCTGGTGCGCCGATCCCGACAAACGGTTCATCGTCACGACGGTGGCGGCCGATGCCGTCGACTTCACGGATCGCGGCTCCGCGCGGGCGCTCCAGGCCCATGCCTCGCTCACGATCTGGGTCGTGGACACCACGGACGCCGGCAATGATTCGGTCGTGATCGAGGAATACCTCAACCCGGTCACGATGAACCAACAGACGGCGGAAGGCGATCTCGAAGTCTACGCGGTCGTGCATTTCGATCCGAAGGCGACGATTTTCGGCGCGGGCACCTAGCACCGTTCACTGATTCCAGTTCGCGACTGGTCCTGTTTGCGGTCGCAAGGAGCCTCTTATGGCACAGATTCGAAGCACGATTCCCGCCAATGTCGACAATGTCGACAAGCTGGTGACGGCGCTGCTCGACAAAAACGTCCGCGAGCTGCAGCCGATTTTCCCGAAACTCTGTCGGAAGCAAACCACGACGCGCAAGTTCGAGCGCATCGTCACCGTCGCGCCCTTTGGCGACGTCCCGCAGAAGCCCGAAGGCGAAGAGTACGCCACGGACCTCATTCAGCAGGCGAATACCAAGGACGTGACCCCGCTCGAATGGGGCCTCATGTTCGAGGTGTCCGAAACGGCGGAAGAGGACGATCAGGAAGACATCCTCGCCAAGAAATCGAAGTTCCTGGTCTTCTCCATGCGCCAGGTGGAAGACAAGCAGTTTGCCGCGGTGCTCGAGAATGGGTTCTCGACGCAGCTCACGGCGGACGGCTTGGCGTTGTTCCACACCGCGCACACCCTGAAGCGCGGCGGCACGGCGAAGAATCGGCCCTCGACGGATGCCGATCTCTCCGTGACCTCCCTCGCGCAAGGGTTCATCGACCTGGACACCGACACGAAGATCGAATCGGGCCAGATCGTCGCCCCGGCGAAGGGGTTCTACCTCGTGGTCGCCCCGGCGAACCGCTTCAACGCGATGCGGATCGTGAAGTCCTCGCTGATTCCGGGCGAAGCGAACAACGACATCAACCCGATGAAGGATCTGGACATCACGGTCGTCGTGAATCCCTTCCTCACCGCGGACACGGATGCGTGGTACCTGCTCCCGAAAGACAAAGACAGCAACGGCCTCGTGCATATGGAACGGCGCCCGATCCATATGCCGGCCCCGATGACCGACGCCCGCACCGGCAACCGGCTGTATAAGCTGCGCGCCCGCGAAGTGTGGGATTCGATCGACTGGCGCAATTCGTATGGCAATACCGGCGCGTAGGTGCCTCTGTCGCAACATCCTGGTCGCTGTCGTGGCGGGTGCGGCCCCGCTGGTGATTCCGGTCACTGCGACAGCGCCCGCTTACCGGAGGACCTGACATGGGCCTGACTAATTTTTCGAACGGCGTGGCGAGTTTCGGCATTCCCGTCGTGCCGGGTGCGGCGCGCGTCTACACCGGCAATACGTTCTTCGTCTGCAATCGGAGCGGGGCGAATGGGAGCAACGGCAACAGCGGGGCGAATCCCTCGCAGCCGTTGGCGACCGTGACGCAGGCGCTCGCGCTGGCGACCGCCAACAACGACGATGTGATTTACGTCATGGCCGGCCATGCGGAAACGCTCGGTGCCGCCGCGGCGATTGCCTGCGCCAAAGCGGGCGTGTCGATTGTGGGGTGTGGCGCGGGCCGGAACCGGCCGACGTTCACCTGGGCCACGACCGCGGATGCGACGTGGACCATCTCGGCGGCCAACGTCACTCTGCGGAATCTCGTCTTTGTCGGCACCGGGATTGATGCGGTGACGACGATGTTTGCGATCACCGGGGATGATTGCTCGATCATCGAATGCGAGTTCGATTGTGCGATCACGTCCTTTGTCGCGCTCTTGGGCATCACGCTGACCGGCGTGCAGCGCTTCCGGTTCTACTACAACAAGGTCCACGGGGACGCCGTCGCCAACATGACGAACTTCCTGCAGATCGTCGGGGCGTCCGGCAAGTGCCGGCACTTTGAGATTGTCGGGAACGACATCACCGGCAACTACACCACGACCTTGGGCGCGATCAACAACATCACGGCGGCGATGGTGGACGTCCTGATTAAGGACAACACGATCGTCAATCGCACGGCCTCGGCCACGAAAGCGATCGTGTTGTTGACCGGATCCACCGGGAAGGTGATGGGGAACAAGTTCGGCATTGGCTCCGGCGCGGCGCCGATTACCGGGGATGCGGTTCACTGGGCGGGAAACTGGTCTGCCGCCGCGGTCGCCACCAACGGCACCCTGGTGTAGGCCATGAGTGTGACACGGAAAGGCAAGTCGATCACGATGACCGCCGACGCCGACGCGTATCCCGGCGTCGTGTTCATTGTGGGGCTGACGTTTCAGGTGACGGCCGGGGCCGCCGCGCAGCGGCTCCGGCTCACCGATACCGGCGGGTCGATCATTGCCGACTACATGGTCGAAGCCGCGACCGACAACGCCGATCTGTGGAACGGGCGCGACGGGATGTTTTTCGACGGGCTCCTGGTCGAAGACTTTCCCAGCGGCACGGCGGTGTTGACAGTGATCACGGGCTGAGATGACGTTCGCCCAACTCTACGGCGAGGAACTCGACCGCGAACTCGGTAGCGCGGACCGCACCGTGCTGTTCACCGCCGCGCGCCGGAAAGCCGGGATCAATGCCGGGCAGCTGGAGTGGAACAGCCGCACGGAATGTCTCCAGCGGCGCGTCACCGTGGCGATGGTCGATGGGACCCAGGAATACGACCTGGAAGTCTCGGCCACAGACTTTCTCCGCATTGCGAAGGAAGGCATCAAGATCAAGATCGTGTCTGGGTCGACGACCCGGTACATCGAGGGGGACGATCTGGAGTTCACCTCGATCGAACGGCTGAATGTTGAGGAGCCGGGGTGGATGGCGGCCTCGGCCTCCACGCCGCTCAAGTACTACCTCCGGCCCGATGGCGGCGCGCTCTATCTCGGCTTGCACCCCGCGCCGGATGTCTCGGGCTCTGATACGTGGTCGATCCTGGTGCCAGTCGTGATCATCCCGGCGGACATGAGTATGGACCCCGATGAGCCGTTTACCTACTCGGCGAACATTCTGAAACATCTGCGACCGTATCACCGAGCCTTGGCGTATTGGGGCGCGCACGACTGCGAACAGTACCGGAAGGATCCGACCCGTGAAGGGGTGGCGCTGCAGAAGTTTGAACTTGAAGTGGAAAAGTATCTGGCGACCAGCAAACCGAAGGGCGGGCAGCGGGTGCGCTTCGCGAAGGATTATCGCGGGCTGGTGCGGCGAGGGCCGCGACGGCCGCTCGATCCGCGGATCTATCCATGAGCGGGCCGCAGGTGCGTCTCCGCTGTGGGTGTGTGGTGGCGTTTCAGGAGGGCCGCGAGCCGATCTGCCCGACGCATGGGCGGCAGGGCGTGGCGCGCAGTCTCCGCATGCCCCCCCCTCGTATTCGGGGCTGCGCGACCGGGCCCCATGTGACACCGCTGGATCTGGAGCCCCATCGCGCGCGATTCGTCGTGGAGCCGGAGTCCTAGGCAATTCGTTAACCTGCTAAGCCTCGAAGGAGCGCGACATGGCGGCCCAAGCGTGGAAAATCTATAACCTGGCGAAGAAGAAGATCGGCAACGCCTCCCTGACGTTGGCGAGCGCGGCCTTCCGCATCACCCTGCACACCTCGGCGAGCAACGCCGCGACGTTGACGCTCGGCGTCTACAACTCGCTGACGAACGAAGTCACCGAGGCGAACGGCTATTCTTCGTCAGGGAAGGCCCTGGCCAACGAAGCGTGGACCGTCGGGCAGTCCGCCAAGCAATACAAGTTCGACGCGGACGATCCGATCTGGACCGGCACGGGCGGCACGATTCCCAACATCAAGCTGGCCGCGATCTGGATTTCGGCCGCGGCGTCAGCGAACCGGCATCTGCTCTGTAACGCCTCGCTCACGAGTTCGCAGTTCACGCTCTCGAGCGGCAACACGCTGACGCTCCAGATGAATTCAGCCGGCATCTTCACCGTCGTCTAGGAGGCGGGGATGCCGAGACCCATCGGAATCACCTTTATGCCCTCGGCGGAGCAGGCCGACGACGGCCCGCGCCAAGGCGCGCTGACGGGCGATCTCAACCAAGCCTATAAGGTGCTCAGCCTGCGGCTCCCGCGCGTCGTGGGAGCGCACAGTATTGCCCCGGCGGCGCTCTTGCACAGTCCGGGCGCGAGTGGCGTGCCGGCCAGCCCGCTGGCGCCAGCCGGGCAGGCGGCGAATCCGCACGCGGCGGTGTTCCAGGCGCTGCTCCAGAGTTTGATCGCCGGTCGCGGGCGCGCGTCGGCCCCGACCCCGCCTCCCGCGGTGTTGCCGGTGGGACCGCGTCCGCCCGCCGCGCCGCCGGTCACGGCCGTGCCGACCGCTGGGCGGTCGACGCCGGCCCTGGCCGCCCCGGCTCCCACCGGGGGGATCCGCGACTTTACGGATCCGCGGACGCAACATCAGGCCCCGGCTCCCGCGGCGATGGCCGCGCCGATGCCCGAGCCCGTGGCTCCTCCCCCGCCGCCCGCGCCGGCCTTGCCGCCCCGGATCACGCCGGGGATCTTGGCGCCCGAACCGGCGCCGCCGCCAGCCCCCGAGTCACCGATCGGTGGCTTGGATCCCGCGGTGCTCTTGGAATTCCTCCGGCGCGGTGGCGTCACGGGCGAGGGATCGGCGCCGTCGTCGTTTGGCACGTGGGAAGATTTTCAGCAGTCGACGTACTAACTAATGGCGAAACGTCAGACCGTCACCGCCGACGAGCAGTTGATTGCCGTCACCGATCTGTCGGGCGGGCTCGATCTGCGCAAAGCGCCGACGTTGCTCAAACCGAATCGGTCGCGCGTGTGTCGCAACTGGAGTCTGCGCGAACCCGGCGCCCAGGTCATGTATCCCGGCTGGGTGTCGTTCTCGACGGCGAGTCTCGGATCGGGACGGCCCCAAGGCGCGCAGCGGGTCTATCTCGGGTCGACGACGCCGTTCACCCTCGCCGCCTGGAATGGCGGCGTCTACACGCCGAGCGATGCCGGGGTGTGGGGCGCCGCGGTCTCGACGGGCTGGTCGACGACGAACGACATCTTCTTTCCGCATGACCGCGATATGGTCGCGATTTTCGATGGGGCCACGGCCGCGCAGAAAAGCGTTGACGGAGCGGCGTGGACCTCGTTCGGGATTGCCGCGCCGGCCGCCGCGCCGACCGCCGCGAATCTCGCGGGCGGGTCGCTGGTCTCTGGCAACCAATACGAGTTCAGTTACACCGGCCGCGATGATGCGTTGCTGCACGAGAGCAACGAAAGCGCGACGGTCAGCCATACGCCCTCAGGCGGCAATCTCTCCGTGCGCGTGACCCTGCCGAAGCATCCGAATGCCCAGGTCGACACGTTGGTCGTTTATGCGCGGGATGTGACGGCCGGGGAACCGGTCCGGCGGCGCGTGGGCACAGTGGCGAATCCCGGCGGCGCCTCGGTGACGTTCGACGTCACGGCGAACATCTGGGGATCGGGCGATGAAGCCCCGAGCGATCACGACGTCCCGCCGATCCTGTCGTTTGGGGTGATCTGGAAAAACCGCTGGTGGGCGCGCGATGCCACCGTGCGGAACCGAGTGTATTTCACCCAGATTTTCGAGGCGCAGTCCTGGCCCGATAGCTTCTACATCGACATCCCCTTCGAAAAGGGCGATTCGATTCAAGCGCTCTTGCCCTTGGGGGATACGTTGCTCGTCTTCGGGCAGAGCAAAGTCTTTCTCGTGATTGGGCAAACATCGCTCGACTTTGAAGTCCGCCCCTCCGGCGCGAGTCAGACCGGGGCGCTCGGCCCTCGCGCGATTGATGCGGTGGAGGATGGGGCGATTCATGCGGCGGCGGAAGGGATGTACTTGTTCGATGGCGCGACGGATCGCTTGCTCTCGGATGACATTGACGGCTTCGCGCCGAGTGCGATCGGCTGGCGGACCTACGTCACGACGGCGAGCGCGGCGGATCTGGAACGCACCCCGCTCGTGTATCACCAGGCGGCGAAGGAAGTCGCGATCGGCGTGACGAACCTCTACCCGTTTGGGACGCCGGGGGAATGGATTCTCGACCTCGGCCGGACGCGGTTGCAAGAGGTACCGGCGTGGACGACGACCGATCGCCCCATCGGCGGCTATCTCCGCTGGGACGGGAACGAGCCGACGATTGGGAATCGCGGCAAGTTGTTCTCCTGGTCGCTCACGATCGGGAAGCTGTATCAGGAGCGCGTCGGCACGACGGCGGACGGGGCCGACCTCACCGCCGAGTATCACGGCCCGGTCTTTCCGGTCAGTCCCTACGCGGCGCGGTTCCCCGAAGCGTTCCTGGAATACGAACCCAACGCCGGGACCTTTGGCGTGGAGTTTCTGGTGGATGCGTTGTCGGTCGGGTCGCAAAACGTGCCCATCAGCGGCAGCGTGGATGTGTACGGCACGGGCCTGTATGGGACGGCGACCTATGCCGGCGCGGGCCGGCGCCAGCACGCGTTGACCCTGCCTCTGGACGCCGAAGGCCACACGATCCAACTGCGCGCGATCTATACCGGCGCGCAAGCCTTCCGCTGGTTCACGTACCGCATCGGGATGATTCCGGAGGCGGCCTTGCGGGGCCTCTAGCGATGGCGGCCAGTTATCCAGCCTCCGTCAAAAGCTTCACCACGCGTCTCGCGGGGGACACGATTCAGCCCGCGCATGTCAACGACCTGCAAGAGGAAGTCGCCGCGCTGGAAGCCGCGCTCGTCGGTGGCACGGGACTCGCGCATGATCTGAAGTTTGTCGATGCGACGTACGACATCGGGAAGTCCGGCGCGACGCGCCCGCGCGATCTCTTTCTGAGTCGCAACGCCACCATCGGCGGGCTGCTGACCGTGACGGGGTTCGGCCCGCATCAGTTCAGCGCCACTGGCAACGGCGACAACATTCTGACGGTCGCGAATGGCTCCGCTGGCGCCGCCGCGCGCGCGGTGCTCCTTGCGACCTCGGATGCCGCGTCTGGTGGCGTCTACGTCTACGGGTCGGGAGTCGTCGGCTCAGCGGGCACCACACTGCTCATTGGGACGGGCGCGGCCGGGATCGTCATCAGTGCCTCCCACGCGTCGGGGCCCCTTAGCCTGACGACGGGGGGCGGCATCAGCGCGCTCTCGCTCAGCGCGGCCCAGGCGGCGACGTTCGGCGGAACGGTGAGCATCCCCGCGATCACGAACAACACCGGCCTTGCGACCGGCGACTGGACCCCCACGCTCACCAACGGGGCGAACGTCGCGGCCTCGACGCCTCACACCGGGCGCTACATCCGCGTCGGCAACACGATCATGGCCTCTTGTGTCGTTGAGATTGATGCCACCGCCGCGGGCGATACGGCGACGACCATCGACTTCAGCCTCCCGGTGGCGTCGGACTTTGCCGCGACGGATGAATTAAACGGCATCCTCCGCAGTCAAGTGTCGGCCTTGACCTTCGGTCTCGTGACGGCCGACATCACGAATAACCGCGCCACGGTGACGTACGCCTCGAAAACCACCGTGAATGCGGCCTTTCAGATTGACATCATGTACGAGGTGATTTGATGACCCTTCAGGAACGACTCGACGTCGCCGGCGCGGAACAGGTGCGCGTCACCGATCTGCGGCACCGGGCGTTCGAAGCCGCCGATCGCGCCACGATCGAGCTGGCCCGGATCGACGGGATGATCGCCGTCCTGACGGAACTGCTCATCGCCTCGCAGGCGACGACGTCGGAGGGTAGCTAAACGGCGAGTCTTGGCTACGTGGAACGGGAAGTCAATAGCTTGCCGGCGGCCGTGCGGCCGGCGTTCCTGCGCATCTTCCGCGCGGTGTTGAAGGATCTGCGCTTCGGGCATCCAACCGGCAATGTGGCGGATCCCTGCGAGAACTTCGGCGCGGGATTTTTCACCGCCACGACGCCCGCGAGCGCGAATGCCCAGTTTGCGATCAGTCATGGGTTCGGGCGAACGCCGTACTTACTGGTACCGTGTCTGCCGCTCGATACCATCGGCGCGCAGATCGTGCCGCTGACGGTGGAACGCGCCGCCGACGACAAACGGATCTATCTCTCGAGCAGCGCGACGAACGCGCCGCTGACCGTGTACGTGGAAGGCTAATGGCCACCTCCCCTCAGGCCCTCGCGCAACTGCAAGCCGCCCTCGATGCGAATCCGCGCATTCGACAACTGGGGCAGGAGTGGACACAGACGGTCGCCACTGGGATGCCGCGGGCGAGTGGGGCGGGCGCGCAGCTCAGCGCGCAGATCACGCAAGAGTTGTCGCGGAGCGGGATCACGATTCCGCCCGACTATGCGCTGAACGTCAACGGCCAACTGGAGCACAAATCGTTTGCGGAGCGGCACCCCAACCTGATCATGTTAGCGGCGGGAGGGATGGTCGGCGCGGGCTTCCTGTTGCCGGCTGGGGCGGCGGCTGGAGGCGGCAGCGCGGCGGCGGGCAGTGGCGTCGGGGCCACAGGCGCGGGCGCGGCGAGTCTGGGCGCCGGGGCTGGTACCGCGGCGGGCAGTACAGCGGCCGGGATCGCCGCCGGGGCCGCCGGGGCGGGTACCGCCGCGGGATTGGCTGGGGGCGGGAGCGGCGTGTCCGACGCGATCAAGCAACTGCTGAAGGTGGGGCTACCGCTGGGCGCGTTTGCGGCGACCCGATCGCGCGGGTCGTCGATGCCGCCGCTGCCTGGTGGCAGTGGTGGTATGGGCGCGCCGGGCAGTGGGCCGCTGAACGATGAGCTCAGTCAGCTCATGGCCTTGAGTCGCCAGCGGCTCGAGCGCACCGGACCCTTGCAAGACGCCGCGATTCAACTCGCCAGTCGCATGGGCCCGTCCGCGAATGCGCCGCGGGTGCAGCAGGCGAGTCAGATCGCGCACGCCCCACGGCCTCAACAGGCGATGAATCCCGCCGTGAGCGCGATGATTCAGCAACTCTTGCAGAGTCGAGGACGCTAATGCTGCTCCGGTATCCCTGGCAGAAAAAGCCGACGGATCCGCTGGTGCCGACCCTGCCCACGGAGCCGACGACCCCCGCGCCCTCGGACGGGCAACTGATCGATCAGCGGCCGGACTTTAATTACCTCAATCGCGGCGGGATCACGGGCGGGGGGTCGCTGCCACCGGCGCCGATCGCGCCGACCGATTTTGGCGGCGGTCTCCCCGTGCAGCAGACCCGCCAGATCACCGATGCGCGCACGGCGACGGCGCCGCTCGGGTTTGATGCGGCGAAGTGGGCGAACCCGGATTGGAACACCATCAAGTATCGCGCGGGGTCGATTCTCGCGGGCGGCGGCAAGATCGGGGATGTCCTCCGCGATCCGCTCTTCCAAGGCTGGACGGCGCAAGGGGACGATGCGATCAAGGCCCCGGACGGCACGGTGTTCGATCTGTATTTCGATTTCGGTGGGCCGAATCAGCGCGTGCAGTGGACGCAACTTGGAAACGGTCCGAATGATCCCCGGCCCGGCGATCCGTGGGACCGTGCCGCCGCCGCCGGCACGCCGTACTCGGCCGCCCTCACTGCGTTTCTGAAAGCGAGCCCTGGGGATCCGCGGCCCGGCTCGCCGGAGCAACGGGCGCAGATGAATGGCGGCTTCGATCCACTGACGGGGTACCGTATCGGCGGAGCGACCACAGGACCCACTGGGGCGGCCAGTCCCGCGGCGTCGTGGTCCGATTCCCGTACCGACCCCTCTGCCACCACAGCCGTCGGCACCGGCTATGAGGCGAGCCCGAATACCGATCTGTACGTCAACGAAATCCTCTCCCGTTTGCAGCAGTTGCGGCAGCCGGTGACTGATCCGATGAGTTCGTTGCTGCAACTGCTGGCGTTGACACGGGTGGAGGATTTGGGCGGGGCGCCCTACACGGCCGGAGAAGACGCGGCGATGCGGGCGCACTATCTGGAACCGCTCACACAAGCCCGTGATACGCAGCGGCAGTCCGCGATTGAACGCCTTGGGGCGCGCGGGATCACGCCGAGTTCGGGGCTGTTTCAGGATCAAGCCTACGGGTCGATTGATCAGGGCTATCAGAAAGCGGTGGCGGGCGCGGCGAACGACACCGCGCTCCAAGCGATCGACGAAAAACAGCGGCGCAAAGACCAACAGCTGCAGATTCTTTCGAACCTGACCTCGCTCTCCGGGCAGCAGCGGGCGGAAGACGATCAACGCGGCCAGCAACTCGTCTCGACCGCGGGCTTGCTTCCGGCGCTGGATGAACGACGGTTGAACCTTATGCTCGATGCGTCTGGGCAGGGCAGCCAGGATCAGAGTCAGCTGATGGCGACGTTGATGAATCTCTTGCAATTAGAGAATCAGCAATCGCAGTTCGCCAGTCAACAGGCGTGGCAGCAGCAGGTCTACGGGCAACAAACGGATCAGCAAAACGCGGATGCCTGGGGCGCGTTTCTCGGCAACCTGTTAGAGAACCTCTAATGGCGATTGACTGGAAAGCGTTGCTCAAAATGACCGCCCCGGTCGTGGGGACGCTTGCCAGCGGCGGGCCGAGTCATGGGGCGTTTCTGTCGGGCTATACGCGAGGGTCGCAACTCGCCCAACAGGCGCGCGAGCGGAAAGCCGCGGAGGCCGCGAAGAAGCGCGAAGCCAGCGGGGAATATCGCTTGCGCGTGGCCGAAAAACTCCTGAGCCTCGACGATCCCGTCATGTTCGAGCAGCTAAAAGAACTGGCGACACAGACCGGCGTCGAGACGTTCGGGATGAACCCGCAGGACTTCGGACACCTGACCTTTCCCGAGAGCAAGCAGGCGGCGCGGCAGACGAAGGAACTGTCAGACCAACTGGATGCCCTAGAGAAGGCGGGCTACAACCTCGATGAACTCGCGCAGGCGGGCGGATCGATTGAGACGAAGACGGGCGCCTCGGTGCCGATCGGCACGGCGCTCAATCTGACCAGGCGGCGGCCGGTGAGTCCGACCGGGCAGCCGATCGCGCAGCCCAAGAAACCGCTCCCGCTCGAGAAGCCCAGCGACTATGAACAGAGTTTTGGGCGCTGGCTGAAGGACCGCGGCAAGACCCTCGAGACGGCTACCGGAGCCGACGAAGCCGCCTATAAAAAGGAAGGCAAAACGCTCACCGCGGATCCCGATCTGGCGGACATGAACAAGACGCTGAAGCAGTTACAAATCGACTCCGCCCAACGGCGCTTGGATGCGCCGCTGCCGGGTGCTGGGGGACCGACCGCCGCCCAAGAGTTCGGCATGAGTGAGCGGCTCGCACGCGCCTGGACCGATGCGACGAAAGCGACCCGTGAAGTGGATCGCCAGCTCGGTCTCATGACGACCGGTCTCACCCGGTTCCGGCAAGGCGACAAGAACGGCGGATCGCAGGCCGTGCTCGTGACGTTCCAGAAGATTCTCGATCCGACCTCCGTCGTGCGCGAATCGGAATACGCGCGGACCACGGAAGGGCAGTCGCTCCTGAATCGGCTTGAGGGTTATACGACCCGTCTCGCCCAAGGCGGCACGACGCTGACAGATCGCGAGATGGCCGGGATGGTCGACACCGCGAAGCAGTTCTCCGCGTCGATGAAAGCGCACACGCAAGGCCAGCGGCGGCGGATTGAGGCGCAAACCAAGAAATACCAACTTGATCCGGCAACGGTCTTTGACGATGTGCTGCTCGGCGGCACGCCAGAGTCCACGAGCGCGCCGTCGACTGGCCAAAAGATTCGCGCGCGTGATCCACAAGGGACCCTCCACGAAGCGGCCCCAGGCACCCCCTTACCGGCGGGCTGGACGGTGGAACCCTGATGCCGCAAGGGTGGACGCCTGTCGCGGACTACGGCACACGGGCAGATGGTTCCAAGAAGGGCGCCGGGTTCCTCGGAGCCTTGCCGCGCCCAGACGGGTCGGTGTCCTCTGAAATTTCCATTGGCGTGAACATCGACGGTAGAGAAGTCGAAATTCCGACGCTCGTGCCGACGCTGACACCACAAGAGAAGCAGTGGCTGCTCTCGAACGACATCAGCGATCCGACAAAGATTCCGCCAGCCATTATTCAGAAGGCGGTCGACTACGCGCGGCCACGTCTCAAGGCCGGACAGTCCCCGTTTGCGGATGCGAGTGAGTCACCGGCAGGCTGGACGCCGGTGCCGGAAGAACCGAATTTCAAGACCGAAGTTATCGGTGATACCTCGAAGATCGGGCGTCTCGTAGGGCTCTTACCGACGCTCGGCGGCGCGGCGGGCGGGGTGATTGGCGGCATCGGGGGCACCGTGGGCGGGTTTGGCGTAGGGGGCGTGCCTGGGGCGGTGGCTGGTGCGGGGCTGGGCGGCATCACAGGCGAATCCCTTCGACAGCTCATTCAGAAATTACGCGGTGTCGAACCACCGGGGACCGCGATGGATGCGGCGACGGACCTTGCGAAAGAAGGCGGCCTCCAAGCGGTGTATGAACTCGGCGGCCAAGGGTTGATGCGCGGGGCCAGTGCGGCAGGGCGGTCCCTGATCGAGAACGCGGTGCGTCCGCCGATCGGGCTGGTGAAGGAATTTCCGAACGTGATGGAGACGATCGTCAAGAACCGGCTTCCTGTTGGGCGCGGCCTTGTGCCATTGCCTGGCGCGAAGTCAGGTAGTCAGCAAGCGAAAGCCCTGCTCCAGAAATCCGGCGCGACGACGCGCAATCTGCTGAAAGAGGCGGGCGAAGCCGGGACCACTTTTGAGCCGCAGCAGATGGCCGCGAAGCAGATCAGTGACCTCGCCGCATCGGTGAAGGATCAGCCGATTAGCGGCCCCGATCTGAAGCGTCTCTCCACGATGGTGCTGACGTACCTCGACGAGCACGGCGCGGCGATGACGCCCCAAGCCGTGAAGGACATGAAACGCGCGGCGCAGACGATCGCGAAGCCCGTCTTCAAAGCGCAGCAGGCGGGCGGTGGGGTCTCTGCGGATCAGGCGCTCGGCGCACGGTTCAACGAAGCGGTGGCCTCTGGCGCGAAAGACGCCTTGGAGACCATCAAAGGGATCGCGGCGTCGGAAGCGCAGACGCAAAGCCTCATCGGGGCGACCCGCGCGATTCGACAGGCGGAATTACGGCGGTTGCCGCTCGCGGCCGAAGGCATCAGCGGCGCGGCGGCCGTCGTCGGCGCGATGTTGCAGCCGGGCAGTGGGCTCGACGACAAGCTACGGAATGGCGCGACCGCGTGGCTGATTGCGCGCGGTTTGGCCTCTCCGCGGTCGATCTCCAGGCAAGGGCTGGCGCTCACGGCGGAGCAGACGCAGCAACTCCTTCGGCAGTTTCCGCGGCTGGGGGATGCGGTAATGAAGCAACTCAGCGTAGGCCAAACAGGGGCAGGGCAATAGCCCAGATCAGATAGAGCAGGCCACAGCAGGCAAGTAGAGCCGTGGCGTAGATGTCGACCTCGTTCAGCAGGCGCTGAACCCACGGACGCATATAGGGCAAAAAGGATACCACGACGTGACCTCCATGACGGCGGAAACAGCGGCGCCGCTCCCGCCGTCGACGACCGATGAACAGGATCGGGTGACAGCGGGCCAGCGTGCGATCAATCTCATTTGGGAAACGACCCAAATGCGGATCGCCTTGTCGGTAATTTGGGGCGCGCTGATGGTGTCGGCGCTGTTGGCGGTCTTTGGGAAGTGGCTCGGCACGGCCGATATGCAGCTCGCGGCGATTGTGTTTCTGTTCGGCGTGGCGAATCTCGTCACAGGGTTTTATTTTGGTCGGACGAACCACCAACGCAGCGGCGGCATTGGCGGAGATACCGCCGGGACACGCTAGCGTTCGGTGTGGAGGGTGACATGGACTTGATTGTGCTCGTGTTGGCGTTGGCGCTCCTCGGCTTTCTCGTGTGGCTCATTACCACCAAGATCCCGATGGATCCGATGTTCACAGTGGCGATTCAGATCATCGTGGTGGTCGTCGTCATTCTCTACCTGATCCGCACGTTCGGCGGGTCTGTGCCGAACGTCTTACGGTGATGGCGGCCATCCGCCGCCCCGTGTCGACAATGCCTGTGCGTCGTCTCCGGCGCGACAGTGGTCACGTCCGGCTCACCGTGATCCTGAAATCCATTCACGAGCTCAAACAACAAGGAGCGAAGATTCTTATGGCCTCAGCAGAACTCAAAGCGGCACTTGCGAAGATCGACACGGCGACCGACAACATCGCCGCCGACATTCAACGCCTCAAGGCCAAGATTGGCACCGGGATGAGCGATGCGGACGTCGCCGAGGTGCAGGCCAAGGCCGACGCGATTGTGACGAAGCTCGAAGGGATTGCGGCGGATCCGGACAACCCGGACCCGACGGTCTAGCACGACGAAGCGGCGAGTCCTGTGCCCTCCCCGGTAACAGGACTCGCCTCAACGCTGATGACCGAAGCTGAGATCAAAACGGCGCTCACGGAATACGCGGCGCTTGCGGCGACGCTCTGGGCCGAAGGCCGCAGCGAACCCATTGAGGGGCTCGTCGGCATTGGCTGGGTGATTAAAAACCGCCTCGCGCGGCATAAACGGTATCGGGCTGCAGAGAAGACCTACAAGGGCGTGGTGTTGGCGCCGCAGCAATTCTCTTGCTGGAATCCGGGCACGGATGTGAACCATCAGCGGCTGATGCAGATCAGCGAGCGCGTCGTGCGCGGGGAGAGTCCGAGTGAAGCCGCCTGGATGGAATGTGCGTGGGTCGCCGTGGGGATTATTGAACACCGCCTGCGGGATCGGACACACGGCGCCACGCATTACCTCACAGCCGACCTTTATCGATCGCCGAACGCGCCGCTGTGGTCGAAGCGTCTCGACCTCATGGCCGAACTCGGCGCGCATGTGTTTCTCGTGGAACCGCTCGAGCGAGGACTGATCGCATGAGAACGATTCGCCTGATTGTGCGTGATCCGCAGTCGGTCCCGGTCCTGCTCGCCAATGTCATGTTGCGGCCGTACGACAACAGCGGCCTGGTCGCTGGGTTCTACCACGACGACATTCTCGAATTTACGACGAATAGCGTTGGGGGCGCGGAGCGGTGGGTCACGGCGGAAGGCTTCGCGCCCGTGAACGATAGCGTCGTGCTGGAGGACTGGCTGCCCGAAGTCCATCTCGTGCCGGTGGCCACGGCTGGCCCGTTGTCGATTCAGGGCGATCAGTTTGTCCGCAACGGTCAACGCTGGCTGGTCAAAGGTTCCACGGAACTGCAACTGGCAGCACGCGTGGCGAAGGGTGACGACGTACGCCCCGTGCTCGAGCAGCGCAAAGCCGCAGGCGCGAATCTCGGGCGCGTGCTGGGGATGCACGAAGGCGCCGGCTTCCTGCCGTCGATGACACCCGCCTACGCCGACATCGTGACACGCACGGCGGATCTGTTCAGTGACGCGGGCCTGGTGCTGCTCTGGTGTGTCTTCGCCGGTGCGAAACAAATGATGCCCTCGCAACAGCACCAACTGGAATTCTGGCAGTACTCCCAAGAGCTGCTGCGCCCGTATGCGTCTTTCGTCTTACTCGATCTCGGCAACGAGATGAATCACGGCCAGTGGGGCGGGGTGAACCCAGACGCGTTCCCGAAACCTTTCGGCCTGCTCAGTTCACGCGGGAGCTTCCTCACGGATGAACGCCCCCCTGAACCGTGGTGGGACTTCGTCGTCTATCACGCGCGGCGCGATTACCCGACGCCGAAAGGCGCGACGAACTACGACCCGTATGTGTTCCTCGATAACGAGTCGTGGCCGTTCGTGCCGATGTTTCCGGAGGAAGGGATCAAACCGCATCAGCACGGGTTCAATCACGACTGGATGCGCTTGATGGCGAAGCACGCCAAGGTCGCCAATGGCGGCCTCGCACACACAGAGGAAGGCGTCTATAGCCTGCCGTGGCCGTCGCACGTCGAGGCCTGCGTACGAGTCTTTTTCGAGGAACTGCAGGCGTAACCCAAAGGAGCGAACGTGCCCGACGAAAAAACCACAGAAAGTCGTTCGGTTGATCCGGTGGTCGTGACGGTCATTACCACCGGCGATGCGAGCCGATTGCCCTCCACGACGGAGGCGAAGACCGAAGGCGCGCATATGCCGGACTTCATCGTGCAAGCGTTTAGCCCGACCCGCGCCCTCGCCGTCCGGTTCGGGTATATGTATTTCTTCACGCTGAACGGCTTTCTCGCGCCGAAGATGCTGCCCGCGTCCAGCGATCCGGTTATCGCGGCCATCCAGGCGGCGGACTTCTTCCACCTGTTCCAAACCGGCTGCCTCATTGCCCTCGTGCCGGCCGTGGGCTCGTTGCTGAAAGACATCGGCGTCGTGTTCACGCGGCTGCAACAGAAGTACCCACTGTTGACGGGAAGTGTCTGATGGATTTCTTCGAATCGCGGTGGTTTGCGTTGGTGGCGGCGCTCCATGAGTTGCTGTCGCTGGTGAAGCGATGATCTGGATCCTCTACGTCGGGATCGGCTTAGTGCTGCTCTATGAAGTGGTTGCCGCGATCACGCACAAGGCCCCGACGATTTCGGAATGGATTTGGAAGGGGGCCACGCGGACGCGCTGGGTGCCGTTCATCGCCGGGTTGCTCATGGGGCTGTTAGGCGGCCATTTATTTTTCTGAAGGAGTGTGTATGGCGTTACCCCGTTGGTTATCGATCCTCAAGCATATCGGGCCGATCATCATCGCCGTGGCGGTGCCGGGCATCGGCCCGATCCTCGCCCCGATCATCGTGTCGGCGATTGCGGAAGCGGAAAAGATCCCTGGCGCCTCTGGGGCTCAGAAGAAAGCGGCGGCGCTCGAGTTGGTGAAAGCCGGCGCGGCGGGGGTGAATGCGGCGTCGAAAGGCAAGGTCGTGATCAATCCGACCGAGGCGGCCGTGGTGGCGGACTCGGCGATCACGACGGTGATCGGCGCCGTGAATCTCGTGAACAACGCCACGCCCGATGCCTGAGCCGTCGAATTGGTCCGCGGCGACCCAACCAGACGATCAGTTGCTGTCCCTGATCCTGTTTCTGGTGGCGGAGTGGCTTCAATTTACGGGCCATTTGCCGACCGTGCCGCAACTGCGTGAAGCCTTGCGCCATCCAGGGAGCTGAAGGAGGTTACATGCGTCGCCTCATCCTCGTCACCGTCCTACTCGCGATCGGCGTCGTCTCTGAGGCGTACACCCTCTTCGGCCATCGGTGGGCGCTGCTGGAGGTGCCGTTCTACGTCAACGTCTCGCAGATGAGCGCGCAGATGACACCCGAGCAGGCGGTGGCGGAGTTGATCCAAGCCGCGAACAACTGGCCGGAGCAGGCGGGCATCCCGCTGCACTTCACGTTTCAAGGGCTGACGACGCGCCGCTCGGGGATTACCAGCTTGTATGAGCCCGGCTCACGGGACAATGTGAACGTGATCGAACTCGCCCCCTGTGATGATGCCGGCAACTGCTCGGGCGGGAACGTCTACTGGTGGTACGACAACACGGGCTTTCTCGTGGAAGCGGACATGTTTATCCGCGACGGCGTGTATCCCGTCCTGCAATCCGGCGTGCCCTGTAGTGGCGGGATCTACTTGCAAGATTTTGCCACGCATGAATTCGGGCACATCCTCGGCTTGGGTCACAGTACCGTGGACACCGCGACGATGAAAGCCAATTTCGGCTTCTGCGATCAGGTTCGGACGCTGGATCAGGACGACATCGACGGCGCGCGGAGTCTCTACGGCGTGAACCCGGTCGTCGTGCCGGTCGTCGAAGTCTGCGGTGACGGGCTGGACAACGACGGCGATGGGCTCATCGATGAGGATTGCATCCCGCATCCGTGCAAGAAAAAAGGCCGGTTTGCCTGCGTGGATCCGATTGTGCCGTGATGCCGACGCTTACCCTCTATTGCAAGCGGCCGACGTGTGGGAGACCCTATACGCCGAATGGCGAAATCCTGGACATCTGCCCGGAATGTCACGAGCCGACCGATTGGACCACGTTCGCGCCGAAATACAACAGCCTCACGACACTGAGCGTGGACGATCAAGCCTTCCTGCGCCAGATCCACATCCGGCCGGAGGATTAGGCGGCGGCGCGCGGTGTAACGGCGGGGACCGCTTCGGTCCGCAGTTGGCGCTGGACATGGACCAAGAGGGCGACGAGCGGATCGAGATCGCGGCGGTGAACGCGCAGGGTCGCGGGCGGGTCGGTCGCGATCAGATCGAACTGATCGGGATCGGCATCGTATTGTTTGAGTCGGAACGGGGTACGATCAGGCATACGGTGCAGTCTACACGCGTCGTCAAGGGGGTTCTGTCCGACGGCGTCTCTGGCGTCCCTGCTTGAGCGGATCGATAGGGTAGGGCCATGTGCTGCGATAGGCGTAATCCACGAGCACCTCAAGGGCCTTGAGCATCTCGGGCGAGCAGTTGGCAAGCCGCTGCAGTTTGTCGCCGAGAGAGAGGTGCGCCGGGTAGAACGGCAACACCGGCGCGCGTCGCATGCCATCAGACTCAGCAATACCTGGACCACTCCACTACGCACGTTTTTTGGCCAGTTCTGATTGCTTCGGGCGGCCTCTCCTACGCGGTTTTGGGCCGCTCTGGTCCGATTGTGAGACACCGAGCCGAAGGATCACCAGCACGGCCTGCAAGAGTTCTGGATACCGCTTTAGGTGGGCGAGAATGCGGAGCTCGGTCGGCGTGGCTTCCGCGTAGAACTCCATCCCCCGGTCCCTGACGGTTTCAGCCATCGAAATCCCCACGGCGTCAGCCAGTTGCGCGAGCTCATTCACGCCCAGTTCCGTGTAGCCGGTCAGGAGTTTCCCGATTTTTGATTGGGTCCATTGCTCGCGTGTGCGTTTACTGATCTCATCGGCCAGATCGCGCTGGCTGAGATGCCGTTCGGACATTTCCTCCCGGATTCGCTGACGAGCGCGTTCGGCTGGCGTCATGGCGCTGATGCTACTGGCTAACCCTAGAGTCCGCAACGGCTTCGGTTGTGGACTCAGTCCATAGGAAATAAATATTGCACAGGGGCTTGACACTGACTCCATGTTGGACTATCTTCTACCACGTTGACTCCAATGACGCACAAAGTGCAGCCACACAGCAGCCTCGCCGCGTGGCGGGCCGATCGCGGCCTCAACCAACGTGCCGCGGCCGAGTTTCTGGGCATTACGCAGGCGTACTACTCGAAACTAGAGCGCGGCACACAGACGCCCAGACCGCCCTTGGCGAAGCGTCTCCGAGAACGGACGGGTGTGCCGTTGGATGTCTTGCTGGGGATCGCGGCGTGAATCGGAACCGGACATATGTAGGGCATCAACCAGAGATAACGGACAGGAATAGGCCGGATAGTATTTGGGACTGATAATGTATGTTCTATTGACTATCTGATTCCGATTCAGAATCAGATTCAGAGTCAGTAGGTAGGCAGTCTCCTTATACCACACCGGCCAGCGCGAGTCATCCATATGACGCTGGCACCAGCAATCGATTCGATCATTCACCGCGCGGCCTGACATGGGTTCTACCTTGGCCGATCGCCCTACCGCGACTCAACGCACAAGACTTGATGGCATTCGCCCGACGATGGCGAAGGCCCTCAAGAAAGTTGAGGCGCCGTGGCGTGAACAGATTGGCCGCGCGATTTCTCGGTGCTGTGCCTTAGCGGGTGTGAGTCAGAAGGAAGCCGCGGCGCTCCTCGATCGGGATCAAGCACAAATCGCGCGGTGGATTGCTGGGACGGAACGGCCGCAGATGGATGCGGTGTTCGCGGTGCCCGTACTGCGCGTGGCGCTGGTATTGGCCTTAGCGGAATTAGCTGGAGACGGTGTGGACGTGCAGACGGTGATCACGGTGCGGCGGATCGCATGACGCTGGATCTCGCGCTCTGGATCGCGCTCAAGGCCTTCGCCGCCTGCCTCGTGATTGGCGCCACGTTCTGGGTCGTGACGTTGGCGGTCGTCGGGTGGTTGACGCTGCAGCAGCACCGGCGGTTTGGGCGGAAATAAAAACAGGCCCGCTGCGTAAACAGCGAGCCCTAACACGACGCGGGCGACGAGGACGCCCTACGACATGTCAGACAACATTCTAACGCAACCGGTCGGAACATTTCTCACAGCGGTGATCATCGTCTTTGCTGCCTGTCTGGTGGTCGGGACGCTGGAACTCATCGGCTGTCTGCGCCGGGCGAAGGCGTCGAAGCTGGTGCAAAAGGCGGACGGGACGTTCGGCGTCGACCAACTGCGAGCGGCGCGGATCGCGGAGCTTGCGAAGACCCAAGACGCGCGGCCTCGCCTGCACGCGGTGAAGGGGAAGGCGTCATGACGCACTACCTGCCGCCGTTCACCGTCACCGTGGGCGTCCGTCAGCGGGCCTGCTGCGGACAGCTGATTGATCCCCGCTCGCATTCGATCGAACCGCAGTGTGTCGCGTGCCAACAGTGGATCGAGAAGGACACCGAAGCGTTTGAGGCGCTTGAAGCGGAACCGCCTGCGCCGAATCCTGTCACCGTGCCGGACTTTGATCCGATTACCGGTGACGAGTGGGACCACCGGAAAGGTGGCGCCCGATGAAAAGCCAGCAACCGGCCCTGATTGATCCGGCCGCGCCAGTTGTTCAGTCAGAACAGAGCGGCTTGATTCAGATGATCGAGCGGATGACGCTCAGCCCTGACGTGCCGGTCGATAAGTTGGAACGCCTGCTTGTGATGCAGGAACGGGTCATGGCGAAAAACGCCGAATCCGCGTTCAACGGCGAATTTGCCCTGATGGCGGCTGAGATTCCAACCATCGTCGAACGCGGGAAAACCGACAAAGGCAAGTACGCGCGCTTCGAGGACATCGTCGAAGGCGTCCGGCCGATTCTCTCGCAGCACGGCTTCTCGCTCAGTTTCCGCACAGAGTGGCCCGATAAAGCGACCGTCAAGGTCGTCGGGATT